TTTGACTTGACAACAGACGCAGACGGTCGTTGGTCAGTTGAGAAGTACAAAGGACTTATGTTCCACATCGAGCGTGAAGCAAACCTTATTGCTAAAGAAACACGTAGAGGAAAAGCGAACACAATCGTATGTTCTTCTGATGTTGCTTCAGCACTTGCAATGTCTGGTGTACTTGATTACAACCCACAAATGGATACAGCTTTGACTGTAGACGATACTGGCCAAACATTCGCTGGTGTACTTAACAAGAAATATAAAGTCTTCATCGACCCTTATTTCTCAGCAGCAGGCGCATATGACTTTGCAATGGTTGGCTATCGTGGTAATTCACCATACGATGCTGGTTATTTCTATTGCCCATATGTACCAATGCAAATGGTACGCGCAGTTGGCGAAAACACATTCCAACCAAAAATTGGTTTCAAAACACGCTACGGCATGGTTGCAAACCCATTTGCTGGTGGAGCACGTGCCAACCAGTATTACAGAATCTTTAGAGTGGACAACATCAACTCTATCTAATCTGCTAGATAACAATAATAATAAAAAATGCAGAAATTTGGGGGGTTTAATACCCCCCTTTTTTTATGACTAAATAGTAGGTAACAAGGAGAATATATTGTGGACGTAAGTACTCAAAATCCAAATTATCTAAACACCCAGACGTTTAGTTTTTCTACTAATACATGCCCATCTCTTACAGATTATGTTCAGTCTGTAAGCATTCCTGGCGTGACATTGGGAGAAGCCGCAGTAGAGACACCATTTGTAAAAAGACCAGAGCCAGGCGATAAACTGATATATTCAGTATTGTCTGTTGGATTTCTAGTAGACGAAGAAATGAAAAATTGGTTAGAAATTTACAATTGGCTTACTGCATTAGGATTTCCAGACAACTTTCAACAATATGGGAATTTTACCAATGCAAAACGACTCGCATTGACGGATGTGTTTTCAGATCTGATTCTACTCATATATAATAATCAATCGATACCTATCCTAAAATTTACATTTAAAGATGCATTTCCTATAGCAGTAGGAGATTTACCTCTTTCTTCTGCAGAGACAGGAAGTGTCGCACCTCTTTCTACTGCTGACTTTATGTACAGAAGTTATGATATTGAAACTTTATAATACTACGTGGAGAACATTATGGACGAAAAGTATTCGGTTAAACTGGCTGAATTGACTCAAGAATCTGAAAAAGATATAAAGATAGATTTTCTAAAATTAACAGAAGAACTCGCTCACAATCAGAACTTGATTGGGAAATGGATGACTTATCAGCAGGTTTGGGAAACAAAATATCAATTCTTAGATTTAGAGTATAGACAGTTATTGGCATCCAAGACAAAATACTATACTGGTAAAATGTCAGAAGATGAAATTATTTCCAAGGGTTGGGGAATAGAAGGTACTAAAATACTCAAGGCAGATCTCAATATTTGGGTAGATGATGATAATGATATGATTAAAGCAAAGAAGAAAATGTTAATATTGAAGCAAATCATTACTATAATTGATAAGACAATAGATATTCTGGTCGATCAGAAAAAATGGACAATCAAGAATTTCATAGACTATAAGAAGTGGCTTGAAGGAAATTAATGAGTAAATTTTATGTTTCTAAATTAAATGAAGTCTATGTGCAAGTAGACTCGCCAGAACTTTTTATGTTGAAAGAGCTTGTAGATTATTTTACATTCAAAGTGCCTGGCGCTGAATTTATGCCGTCGTATAAAAACAAATATTGGGATGGAAAGATTAGACTTTTCAATCCTATGAACTGCAAGTTATATCTAGGGCTAGTAAGTCAGTTAAAATTCTTCTGTGAAAAAAATGATTATGAAATAGTATATGATGAAGATTTAAAAGACCAAGAATTTACTCCAAAAGATTTAGAATCTTTGGCCAAGTATATAAATCCGCACAGTCAAGGCAAACCAATCTCTTATAGAGATTATCAACTAGACGCCATATATCACGCCATCAAAAAGAACAGAACTCTTTTGCTATCGCCCACAGCATCAGGCAAATCTTTAATCATATATACACTAGTTCGCTTTTATAATATGCACCCAGAAGTGAAAAACAAGAAAATATTAATAATCGTTCCTACAACATCACTAGTTGCTCAGATGTATGGCGACTTCAAAGATTATGGATGGAACGTAGAAAAATACTGTCATAAGATTTTTGCAGGGCAAGATAAACATTCAGATAAGAAAGTTATCATTTCCACGTGGCAGTCTATATACAAAATGCCAAGAGAATATTGGGATCAGTTTGGAGTAGTTATTGGAGATGAGTGTCATTTATTCAAAGCAAACTCTCTCAATAAAATTATGGACAGATTAACTGACTGCAGATTTAGATTCGGAACAACTGGAACATTAGATGGAACAAAGACGCACAAGCTTGTATTGACAGGAATGTTTGGTGAAGCAAAACAGGTTACATCTACTAGAAAGTTGATTGACAATAAAACTCTTGCCGATTTTAAGATTCAATGTTTAGTTTTAAAATATTCTGAAGAAACTTGCAAAGAAATTAAAAAGATGAAATATGCTGATGAGGTAGAATATATCGTCACTAATCCAAGGAGAAATGAATTTATTAAAAACTTGACATTAGACTTAAAAGGTAATACACTAGTACTTTACAATTTTGTAGAGAAACATGGAATTCCATTACATAAGTTAATATCAGATCACGCACAAGAAGGTAGAAAAGTTTTCTTCGTATCTGGTGGAGTTGATACAGAAACCAGAGAGGCAATCCGAGCCACAACAGAAACCGAAGACAATGCAATTATTGTCGCTTCATATGGAACCTTTTCAACAGGCATAAATATAAGGAACTTGCATAATGTTGTATTCACTTCTCCTTCTAAAAGTAGGATAAGAAACTTACAGTCTATTGGTAGAGGATTAAGAAAGGGAAATAACAAAACTTCAGCTATCTTATATGATATCGCAGATGATATGAGACATAAGAATTATATGAATTTTGCTATACGGCATTTTTATGAACGCATAAATATTTACAATGAAGAGAAGTTTTCTTTTAAAATTAATGAACTCAAACTTTACGGTTAGGAAAATACATGAACGACTTTAAACTTTTAAGACTTACAACAAAAGAAGTTATTATATGTAAAGCCTATGCGAATGAAAAAGATAAAAACAAAGTAGTATTGCACGACCCCTTTGAAATCAAATCGTTTATGAATCCCAGTACTGGAGATTTTAATTCTACACTAATAGATTGGTTGCAATATAGCTCAGATAGTTTCGTTGAGATTGAGGCGTTCAATGTCTTAACGATCAGCACTCCTGCTTCTGATATCATAGATCATTACGAAAAGATATTGAAAAGAAGAGAGGATCTGCTCGAAGAGGGCGCAGAAGAATTCAATCAGACAAACGCTCCAGCCGCAACAGACATAGAAGAAGACGGAGAGTATTCTATTGAAGACATGATGAAGATGTTAGGTAATAATAAAGTATATCATTAAGGGTCCACATACCCATTGTAACAAAAGATTCGCACTCTGTCAATAAGAAAAAATAATTATTTTGTATTGACAGACAAATATTTTTATGATATTATCTATGTAATTGAATTGAGGAATTAATATGGCTAAAAAACCAACAAGAAATCACTATGTAGACAACAAAAAGTTGTTAGTAGAGATGACCAAGTATAAAGAGTCAGTAGAGACTGCAAAAGCATCAGATACAGAACGACCTAGAGTACCTAACTACATAGGGGAATGTATCATGAAGATTGCACAACATCTCTCATACAAACCCAATTTTATCAACTATACATATAAAGAAGAAATGATCTCAGATGGTATTGAGAATTGTCTTTTATACATTGATAATTTCAACCCAGAGAAATCTAAGAATCCATTTGCATATTTTACGCAGATTATCTATTATGCCTTCATCCGAAGGATACAGAAAGAGAAAAAGCAGACATATGTTAAGTATAAGGCCTTGGAGAATCAAGAACTGATTGACGAAATCATGCAAGGCCCTAACGGCACTCCTGTGAAGAATAATTTTATGGAATTCTTGCAGAGTAATATGGATGATTTTCTTGCAGATTTTGAAGAGACTCAACGAAAGAAAAAAGAGAAAGCAAAAGAGAAAAGAGACAACAAGGAACCTTCATGAAAATTGCCCTAATAACTGACACTCATTTTGGGGCAAGGGGAGACTCTGCTTTATTTCATGAGTATTTTATGAAATTCTATGATAATATCTTTTTTCCATATCTAGAAGAAAATGAAATAACCACTGTAATTCATCTTGGAGATGTTACTGATCGACGCAAGTTTATCAATTATAACATTTTGGATGGATTGAAGATTGGCTTTATAGAGAAGATGCGTAAGTATGACACTCATTTTATTGTTGGTAATCATGATGTGTATTATAAGAACACAAACCGTATTAACTCTATGGAACAGCTTTTCGGTGATGATTTCAAGGTTTATACAGAAGCCACTACTATTAATACTGGTGGGATTGATGTGTGTCTTGTTCCTTGGATAAATTCTGATAATTTAAACCAAACTACAAAACATCTGAAAAAAACAAAAGCAACTGTTGCTCTAGGACATCTGGAGTTGAATGGATTTGAAATGATGCGTGGTATCAAGTGTGAAGCTGGTATGGATATTAAATTGTTTAAGAAGTTTGATTTAACTTGTTCTGGACATTTTCATACAAAATCAAATCAAGGTAATATTCATTATTTGGGTTCTCCATATGAAATGTACTGGAATGACTGTAATGATGCCAAAGGATTTCATATTTTAGATACAGAAACTTTAGAACTAGACTTTATCAAGAATCCTCATCAATTGTTTCATAAAATCTTTTATGACGAAACTAGAGAATATAAACTTTCCTCATTTGCTAACAAATACATTAAAGTTGTCGTTACAAATAAAACAGATCAGTATAAGTTTGATGTGTTTGTGGATTCTTTATATAAGGCCGGTGTAGCAGATTTGTCCATTGTGGATGAAACTGATTTTGAGTTTGAAGAGCAAAGTGATGTGGATACTACAAAGGATACTATGTCTTTACTTACTAGTTACATCGACAATTATGAAATTGATGTAGATAAAAATAAATTGAAAAGCATTATGCAAGACTTGTATGTCTCTGCTATGCGAGGTGAATAATGATAGAATTTCAGACAATCAAGTGGAAGAATTTTCTTTCCACTGGTAATTACTTTACAGAAGTGCAGCTTAACAAATCATCATCTACATTGATTGTAGGTGAGAATGGTGCTGGTAAA